TTGTGCGCGAGGATTGGAGAACTCTATCGGTCGGCCAATGGACAAGCGCGGAATTGAAAATATCGAACTGGGAACTTGACGCGCTCGCGGAAAAATACGGATACAAAAATGACCGTATGGGCTTTGTGAAAGCATCCTTGCGCGGCGAATGCCCAACTTACGATGTGGTGACGGGCTTTGAAAGCAAACTGTGGAAGAAAAATCAAAAGCCAAACTCAATGGTGGAATCAGCGAAGGAGATTTTGTCGTGAAGGAACTTTGGAAACAGGGCTTGTTCTGGCTGCTCGCGGGAGCGGGCTGGGACATTCAGGGCCGGGTGTTGGATCACTTTCTCGATCCGGTGGCCGATCATGTGACGTGGCTTTCGTGGCTTCAATAATTTTTGGCAACAGGAGAAACCGATGACCGAACTTTACTCAATGCTTGTCTTCCTGAAAAATAATCCGAACGCGATTCGGTTTTTATTTAAATCGGAATCGTCAGTGACGGATGCCTATGCGGTCATGACACAACCCGGAACGCCGCTCGTCGAAATTCACGACGATTACAGCAACACAGCCTTGATTGATCGCTCGGCGGTTGCCGTGTGTGTCAAAACTTATTGCAACGACGATTTCACCGGGCAGGGAGATTTTTCGATTCTGCAAGCTCACGCCCAAGCGAAACTACAGCGCCGCGCACAAACCGATCCGATGTTGAAAACCGGAATCGCAATGCCGAATGGGCCGATGATTAAACCGCCGATGAACTGAAAATGAAACGGGAGGAAATCGCCAAGATACTTTCCGCCTCGGGTGATCCGGCTCGCGCCATCGCGCGGCTGCGCTCAATCGAAAAACGGAACAACCGAAACGCCGCGCGGAAGATTGGAGTTTCAGCCGCCGCGCTGCGTAAGAAAAAATTTAAGCTTGCCGTCGAGAAAACTTTTGCTATGCTGCAAATCTCCACCGTCCCGAGGAACCGATGAGCGACCAAGATCAACCAGTCGAAGTAGCCCCAGCACGTCCACTCACCGGGGCTGAGATTCAGAAACAGTTTTTGAATCTCAAGGCTGATTTGGATTTTCGGAAATGGTGTGTCGAAAAAGCGATTGCGGTTGTAACGTCGGAGGGCGTTACGGCTCCCGCCGAAAACGGAATCAGCATCGTGGCGAAAGATATTTACGAATTTGTCACCGCCGCTTTACCGCGTGAAAAAACGGCTTCACCTGAGAAGCCATAAATTGTCCCGGTGACGCGGCAATCAGCATAGCGTCATAGACATGCTGCTCGACACCGTGGTAATCCCATTCCGCACCATCGTTAAACCTAACCGACAACACTTTTCGGTCGGCGTCGAAATCAACGGCGGCAACGTGAGAGGAATCTAATTCGGTCCAGCCCATGTCTGAAAATACTTTGTTAGCCGACGCGCGGCAAGGACAACAGGACGACACGGTAGCGCCGTTCCCGCGAGAGAAGTTTCTAATATTTTGTGAGAAGTTAAAAATTCAATCGCGCGATTATGGCCTCGTAGGTTTTCGGCTGCTCGGATCGCAACTCTACATTCTCGATGAAGTCTGCAAGGGGCTGTCCGAAGGAGTTTGCGACTTTACGATTTTGAAAAGTCGGCAATTAGGCGCTTCGACTTTTTTTCTCGCGCTCGATTTATTTTGGGCTTTTCTTCACAAAGGAATCCTCGGCGTGTTCGCAACGCACGAAGAGGGAAGCCGCGATCAGTTCCGCGCGCAGATTGATTTGTACCTCGCCACGTTGCCGAAGGCGTATCGCGTCGGGGAAAATACAAACAACCGAACGATGCTTGTTCTAAAAAATACAAGTTTGTTCCGCTATCTTGTCGCCGGATCACGGACGACGACGAACAAACTTGGCCGGTCTGGTGGAACAAATTTTCTTCACGCCACAGAGGTTGCGTTTTGGGGATCGCCCGATGACATTGCATCCCTCAATCAAACTTTATCGCATCTCTACCCGCACCGGCTTTACATCAAGGAAAGCACCGCGAACGGATTTAACCACTACGAGGAAATGTGCCGGATTGCTCAATCGGAGCCATCGCAAAGATTTATTTTTGTTGGATGGTGGCGCGACGAGCGGAACGAATTTTCCGAGACACACCCCAACTACAAATTCTATATGCCGCAAGGCGTGTCTTCTCCATTGTCGAAGCGTGAGAAGGATGGAATCAAGGCCGTCAAGGAACAATATGGTTTTCAAATAACCGCTGGTCAAATCGCGTGGTATCGGTGGCACCTTGCGACTCAGTGCGCGGGCGATCAAAGCCAGATGGATCAAGAACAGCCTTGGACGGCAGAGGACGCTTTCGTTTCTACGGGTTCCGCTTTTTTTGCCAATGATTCTTTGACCGCGCAATTCAAAAATGCGCGAAACCAAAAGCTGATGCCGTTCCTTGTCCCGAAGGCCGAGCGGTGGCAGGATATAAAAATTCAATCGACCAAGAGAATCGAGAACGCGACTCTGAAAATTTGGCAAGAGCCTACCGCCTGGGGGAAATACACCATCGGCGTTGACGTGGCTTTCGGTTCATCGTCTGAAAATGATTTAACCGTGATTTCTGTTTGGCGGTGTTGGTCTGATCGCGTCGAGCAGGTTGCCGAATACGCCACGCCCGAACACTCGACCTACCAATGCGCTTGCATGGTGGCGTATCTCGGCGGGTTGTATCGGGATTGCATGGTGAACCTGGAAGTGACGGGACCGGGCATTGTCGTTTTGCAGGAACTTGACCGCTTGCGAAACGAAACGCCGGACATGGCGGGACCGGACGGGGCGGATTTACGTAATGCGCTTTCGAGGATGAAAGATTTTCTCTACCGACGCGCGGACAGCCTCGGCGGCAATCTCGTTCGCCAGTGGAAAACGTCGCCGGGATCGACTGGAACAAAAACCGTTCTGATGAACCGATTCAAAAATCACGTCGAACTCGGCTCGGCGCAAATGCGCTCGCTAACTTGCATCGAGGAATGTCGCCTATTGCGCGTTGACGGTGGGAACATCGAGGCTGCGAGCGGGCACGATGACCGGGCGATAGCGGCGGCGCTCGCGGTTTATGCCTGGGCTGAATACCGGATGCAGGAATTGAAATCGAAAAACTGGACGTTCGAGCGTTCCCGAATGATCGAGCGGGACGGCGGCGAGGAACCTATGGGGCGCTTAATGCGGAATTTCATGGGGAAAAAGAAGATTGTCATGCGCGAAACCGCGCATTGAAAAAATTGACCATCTTGGTTATTGTCGCGCATGGCGTTTATCCTCCGCACCTGGGGCTGCTGCAATCCCGATTGCCACAAGGTTTTTGAATCCGGCGAAGCCGCGCCGCATTGTCCCAAATGCCGCTGCGCCCGGACTCAATGGGTTCCTTCCGGCGGTCATATCAAACACGGCGCGACGACTCACGCGGACCAAACCCTTCGCTCGGTTGCCAATCGTTTCGGACTGACGAATCTAAAATCGGCCCGACAAGGCGAAGCGGCTCACCCAGGAATCCAACAGGCAAAGGCGGCTGGCGGAAAAGACTACTTCGGGATTCCCTGGTCGCCGCATGGTCCGACAGCGGGTTTCGCCAAGGAACAACCAACCGCGAAAGTTACTGCGCCGCTCGGAGGAAGATTCAAAGCGCCGAAGGGCGGTCGCGGAATCCCCACTGACGTTGTGGCGCGCGATAACCGGAAAATCCCGCTGTGATAATCCCCGAAGACCCACAGGGACTAGCGGAGTTTCTAACTTTCGTCGTTGACACATGCACGTCTTCACAGATGCAGCGCCGCGCGCTATACGACAAACGGCGGCGCTACTTTCTGTTCGGGCAAAACAAAAACCAGATTGTTCGTTTTAACCGACTCAAAAGTCACCTTCCACTTCTCGCGTCGTTTCTTTACGCCGAAGATCAAATTGCCTACTCGGTTGCCGCGCCGAAAAATGCTGACGACAGAACCATAGCTTCGTATCTCGCGCTTGAGGACGATTGGAACGAGACATTCCAGGATAGCGGACTAGCGGCGGGATATTCCCAAGCTCTCCTTTGGGCGCTCGTTTACGATACGATGATTTTGAAATCCGGGTGGAACGATGTAACCGACACCCAGTTCGTTCAACTTGTCGAGCCGTCCTCATTCGGAGTCATGCGAGAAGACAACTGGGATTTTTCGTCGCAACAGGCGATGGTTCATTCGTACATTCTCGATTACGACGACGCGGTGGAGCGTATGGTGCGCGCGGGAAAAGCTGCGGACATTCCGAAACTGCAAATTCTCGGATCGGGTTCGAGCGATTTAGCCCTCCCCGGCACTCTTAATCAAATGGTGATTTCCGCCACTGGCGGCGCAAACATCATGGGAAATATCATGGGCGAGATAAATCCCGATTACGAGGAAAGCCCGACTTACGCCGCGCGCGTCGATCAGCCGGTAGTTCGATTCAACGAAGCGTGGGTTTGGGACACTAAAGCGGCAGACTGGCGAACCTTCCACCTTGCGGGAACCACCGATGACGCGCCGGACGTTGTGTTATCCGACAGCAAAAAAACAATCGAGGCTTTAAAGCGACAGGGCACGAAGGGAAAGCGCGAGCCGAAGTGGGACAGTGAAACGAATCTTTTTCTGAAACATGAAACCCCCTTCACGGTCTTAACGCCGTACCCGCTCTATAATTATTTTTGGGGCGATTGCCACATCGAGGATTTAATACCGCTCCAAGTATGGTCAACCGAAAGACTGGAACAGATCGCGGAAATTCTCGAACAGCAAGTGGACCCGGCAAAAGTTTTTGCGGGATTCATGGGGATCGACGACGACAGAGCAGAAGCCCTCGGCGGTCCCGGCACATGGATGGCGGACCAAAACCCCGGAGCAAAAGTTGACGCCATGCGTCCGCCGATGCCGGAAGATTTATTCCGGGAGTTTGATTCCATCGGTGGCATGTTCATGGAACAATCCGGCTTCACCGAAATTATGGCAGGGCGCGGCGAGAAGAACGTGCGCGGGCGCGGCCATGCGCGGGAATTAAAAACGACCGGCGGCGGCAGCGTCAGAAAAGTGGCAAGCCATCTTGAAGAATCTCTAGTCCGCCTCGGAGATTTAGGTATCCGGCTGAAAGCGCATAACGACGATGAACCGATGAAATCGGAAACCGGGGAAGAATTTGTCGCCGCTCAGATTCTCGATGGACAAAAATACACCATGCGAGTTGCCGGTCATTCGCACTCTCCGCTTTTCACGAGTGACAGCCAGGAATTAGCGGCTACGCTTTTTAAAGCTCAAGCTATCGACCAACAGTGGTTAATCCGCATGTTGCGTCCGCCGATGGAAGCAAATCTGCTCCACGCCCTCAAGCAACGCAAAGCCGCCGCCGCGAAAGCGCAGCAGCAGAATCCGCAGCCGCCAGAAAAAACGAAGAAAAAATGATTTGCTTTTCCGCGCCGATGATGGTTTTGTGTTTCTAACAATGTAGAAGCCCCGGCAGTCGGTTCGGCTGTCCTCTTGTAGAGAAAGGAGCGCTCCAAATGGCAAGACCTCGCGTTGGTCGGAAGCATAAGCGCAGCAAGCGCGGCAGCCGCCGCATGAAGCGATAAGATCATGGCCAGACGACGTGATCGATGAGGAACTGCTCGCATGTATGCCGATATTTACCATCGCGGCACCCGCGCAATGGATAGGTTCGGCAAACACTGGGGTAAGTTGAGGAAAACTTACCGGGCCAGCCGTCGAGGAAGGCGGTAGTAGCATCCAAAACCTCACCGTCACAATACCACAACCGCCCGCCCTGACCGCCTCGGCGGGCGGTTCGTTTGTCGCTTCCGTCGATCTTTCCGGCACAACCAAATTACCTCAAGCGGTTTCGTGTGATCCGGTATGTGCATCTCGCTATCGGGAGAGCCGCAATCCTCGCAAGGTTGTTGGGTAATTTTGCCGCGCCGTTTATAGACATTCGCGTAACAGCGGGCGATTTCTTTTAGTCGCTGTTCGCCTCTAGGTGGGTGTAATTTTCGGTAGCGCTGCGCCGTTTTACGGCGACATTTTTTGCAATAACTTCGATTTGACCCGTCAATCTCGTCACCGCAACGAGCGCACAGACCGGGACCGAAAAAATGTTTTCTCGCCATCTTGTTTCACAATAAACCGCAAGGAAACACAAGTGTCTAGTTTTATGTGCGGCGATGTAGGTACTGTCCGAAATCATGCCGCTGTCGCCCGCCGCCCCGACGCTCCCCGGAAACATCGCTGGCTCTCCCGCCGGTCCTGGGGCGTCTCCGGTTTTAAGTCCGGGCGCTGGCGCGGGGAACCAAGCCGCCGCTGGCGCAATGCTCAAGGGAGTCATTCCCGCCCTGCATCAAGGGCTGATGGCTTTCCCGGTTAATTCTCCCGAATACAAAGCCGTCGATAAGGCGCTCGCCGCGCTCACGCCGGTTTTCGGGAAGGCAAACGATCAGAATCTCGTTCCCGCTGCAATTCTCCAACAGGCGCAAGCCGCCAAGGCTGGCGCTTCGCCCCTCGCCGCCGCCGCTCCACCGCTCAAGCCCGCTGCCCCGCCCGTCGCCACTGGCGGCGAGGCTCCCCCCGCCGCAGAAGCCGCATAGGTGACGCCATGACGGAAAATTATCTCAAGCCCAAAGTCGGAAGCCCGAAAATGTTGCGCGACAAGCGCAATGGTCAATTCTCGAATCCGCCACTCTACATGGTTTGGGGTGGATTGAAAGCCGCCGGGAATCTTCTGCGCGGCACTTCCTCGAATCTGTCGATGGAAAAGGGCGGACCTTCCGCCAAGCGCGGGAAGCCGATCTGATGGCCGGAAAAGGAACAGGCAACCCCGCCACCGACGCCGAGCTTGCGGACCTCGCGCTCGCGCTCGCGCACAATCCGAAGACTCGCAAGAAATTTGCGGGAGCCGTGAAGGAAGCCGGTCTGCCGTACACGTTCAATGACGTGGAAGCCGAAACCGCCGTCGCCGCCACTGTCGAATCAACCGTTGACGAAAAACTGGCGAAAGCTGGCCGTGAATCAGCAGCGCGCGAAACCGCCGCTCGCCTGAATACGCAGCGTGCGAAGCTCGTTAAGTCGGACGGCAATCCTGCCGGACGGTTCACCGAGGAAGTTGTCAAGACGAAACTCGAACCGTTCATGCAGGAACGCGGGATTACCGATTACGAAGACGCCGCGATTTTGTTCGCCGCGCATAACCCGGAAATGAATCCAAAACCGGAAATTGCTACGAAGGGAATTTGGGAACTCCCGACGGGCGATTGGCTCAAAGACCCCAAAGGCACCGCTCGCAGAATGGCACATGAAGCCGTACGCGATTTGGTTGCTCAACGCGCATAGGAGACATAATTGCCTCAATACGGTAGCGGCATAGTCCCGGCACAAGGAGCCGTCGCAAACGAACTCACCGCCGTTACACGGCGTGGATTTCTTACAAGCTGCATCGTGCAGATTTGGCAAGCCTCGCCGTTGATGGCCGCGCTGATGCAGAGCGCGCAAATGGCTTCCGGCGGTCTGTCTCCGATCACCGCGCCCTTGCAGGGCAATCCGATGGTGACGGGCCAGTGGCTTGGCTACGATGGTTCGTTTAACCAGCCGGGAGTAACGCCAGGGCTGCAAAATGCGGAGTTCAACCTCAAGGCGTTCACCACCGCGATTCCGTTCCTCGGATTTGAAGGTCTGGTGCAGATCGACTATGACGTCGTTCCAATCATCGAAGCTCGGATGAATGACGCAACAAACGTCACCATCGACACGTTCGCCAATTCGCTTTACCAGAACATCGCCAATCAGCAGCAGTTGATCGGACTCCCCGCCGCCGTCGATGACGGGACTTTTGCCGCGACCTATGGTGGCATCCAGCGGTCAACAAATCCGTTCTGGAAATCGACCTACGTTCACAACGGCGCTCCCACCACGCCGACTCGAAACCTGATGATGCAGTACATCGCCCAGGTGACGAAGAAAAACGGCGAAATGCCGAAAATGGGAATTTGCGGCGTCGGCACTTGGACGCTGTTGACTCAGGACTTCATGGGCCTTGAGCGGTACATCCGCGAACCTGGGGACAAGATCGGAACTTCCGGCGCGGTGTCTGGATTCCAGGCTTGCGACGTGGGCGGTGTCCCGGTCTATTGCGATCCGAAATGCCCCGAGGGAATCCTGTATCTTCTGAACACGGATTATCTCTCGCTCTACATCCACGAAAAAGCCGGGTTCCAGTTTACCGGATTCGAGTCAACGCTGCCGAACGGACAATTTGGTTATATCGGCGCGATCTTGACGCTACTCGAATTGGTGAGCGTGAAGGAACAATGCCACGGCAAGTTCGACAATCTGAACTATCTGAACATCTGAGGCTGACATGAGAATCGGCGGCGCATTTCCTTTTTCGGTATCCGATCCGGCCTTCGGCGGCGGAATCGTCACGCTTGCCTCGGGCGGCGTCTATTATCCCCCGGCGGGGAATTATCTCTATACCGCTGGCGATGTGACGGCGTTGCAGACCTTCGATCCCGTCGGCCAACAGTGGCGCGGTTTCGGTCAGCCGAATTATGGCGCGCAGCCGCTTGAGGTTGACGGATATAATTGGCGGCTCATCAACCTATCGGGAACGATCACCGGGGCGCTCATTACGAACGCGGGATCGGGCGCGACAAACGGCATTGGTTCGACCGCCACGGGGGTTACGATTGCCTTCGGCGCACCTACGGCTCCGGGTATCACCGCGACAGCCTATCCGATTGTTGGCGGCGCGATTATCGCGCCCACCGTGGCGCAAGCCGGTACAGGGTTTGTCGTTCCGCCGGATGTTATTATTGACCCGCCGCCTCCGGGCGGCACTCAGGCAACCGCCATCGCCACGCTGTCGGCGGGCGGGGTTGCATCAATCGTCATGGTCAATCCCGGCGCTGGCTATCTGGTTGCGCCGAATTTCTATCTTGTGCCGCAGAATGGCGTCTATACCGGAGCTACGGTTGCCGGTCAGTACGGCCCTGGCGCAATTCCCCCTCCCGGACAAGTCAATGTGGCCTCCGCCCTTCCGGGATACACCCCGGCTTATACGGGATCGTCCGGCGCGTTGTTGAACCCCTCCACGCTCACCGGCTCGGGGACGCTCACCGGAATCGGAATGTTGGTTTATGGCTCCCTATACACCGGCACCACAATTCCGGCGGTCACGATCACTGGTTGCGGCGCAGCCACTGCGACGGCGCTCCCCTTTCTTGTTCTCACCGGATTTACCAGCTTGGTTGCGGGCGTCGGGTACGGCGCTGGCGCAGGGCCGATTTTCGAGACTTCATTGGGCGTCGTAAGCCTGACCGCCAACGGAAATAACTTTAGCCCGCGCGCCGCGCGCGGCGTTGGTGCTTTGTCCGGCGGCGGCGTTGCCTCGCTCGCCATCGAGGATCAAGGCTTCGGATTCCAAAAGGTTCCGGTAGTTTCCATCGTCAATACCTCGGCGGCGGCGACCACTCAGGCAACCGCCGTCGCGGTTGTCGGTGGAGTCAACGACAGCAGCCTCCTGCAAACAAGGATCACCACATGACCACGATCACGCCGCCCAACATCATCATCGACGGTCAGCCCATCGCAACGCAGACCCTCATCGAGCTACGCGCCCAAACGGCGCTGTTCCAGACCATCGAGGGCACGTCGCAAGAAGGTCAAGTGAACGTCGATATGCTGCGCCTGGATGCCGCCTTCGATATGGGAATCCCCGGCGCAGACATTATTCCGTAATCGGCCCAATCCTGGGCAACGCTTCGCCGCGTCTCTGGCGAGTTAAGCAAGGAGAGTTAAATGCCTATTCTTTTCGGTCAAGTCGGCGCTCCGTCCTCCACCTCTGCGAGCGACGGCTCAAACCTTCCCGCGCTGCAAGGCAAGCAGGGCGACCTCATCGTCTCT